AAAAAGAAAAGAGATTTATTATTTGACATTGAATTTAAAAAAGCTCTTAAAAAATTAAAAGTTCCTAATAAAATTTTAACTAACAAAAATCAATTAGTTAGATACTTAACATCAAATCCACAAATGTTAACTCAATTAATAAGATTAGCCACAGAAGATGTTAATGAAAATATTAAATTACCAATTAAAGTTGGTGATACGATTATGATGGGTAGATTTAAAAACAAAAAAGTAGTAGTGAAAACCATTGACTTCAATGACAAAGGTGACTTGATGATTAATGGAAGACCAGCTTTGAAGTTTAGAATTGTTAAAAACGGAGTTGAAGAAAAAGTTGTAAAAACTAAAGATGGGTATAGAAAATATATTGCTCCAAAAGATTCAGATTTTAAAGAACCATATAAACAAGGATATATTGAAGAAATCTATATGGGTTATCCAGATAAAAAACAATTAAAAAAACATTTAGCTAAATTAATAAAAATTAGAAGTAAATTAGGTAGTAATCAAAAATATCAATATCACCCAATTGATGAAAGTTCAAATACTAATAACGCTGGTGGTGTTCAAGGTGTAGATTCAGGTCCAAGTTTAATGTTTAAAAATTCAAATGATTATAAAGGTAGAGGTAATCAAGAGGCAGAAAAACTTGGTTGGAGTGTTATTGATTATATATTGAAAAACGATGCAGATGATTTACCACCAAATAGTTATGAGATGTTAGATGGTTGGCCTATTGGTGGTCATAACTCTGTATCTTATTTACCAGCTGGAATAGGAACAGGAAAGACACCTAATAATCAAGAAAACTTAACTGGAACAAAAGGTTACAATAAATGGTTTCGAGCTATGAGGACAAAAGCTGAAGAGGTTGGTTATGAATTAATAAAATTCACTAAACAAGAAAGAGATATTAAAAAACAAATTGCTAAAGATACTGTGGATACAATTAAACAACAGAAAGAAGAAGAGAAAGAAAAAGAAGTAGATATTAAAGTTGAAGAAAATATATTTACAAAAGAATGGTGGGATGATGTTTTAGTTGAAGTATCTGCTAAAACAAAAAAATTCAAACAAAAACTGATGAGAAGAGGTATCAAGATAAGATACGATAAAGCAAAAGCTCAACAAGACTTACAACAAAAATATGGTGGACAAGGTGAAGTTGTTGGTAAAAAGTTTGGATTAAGAAAAGCCTATTATGCAGTTCCGAAAAAAGGATTTAAGAAAGATACAAAACCCACACTTAAATTTACAAAAAAAGAAATTGATAAATTACAAAAAGATAAAGTTTTAGATAAAGGTAATTTAAAAGTAGTATTTTCCGAATCTTGGTGGAAAGAAAATTTATTAACAGAGGGTGGTGCATATGGACATATGGCACATCCATTTGACGACAAAGAATTAACATTTGGTGACTTGAAAAAAATCATTGAATTAGGATTAGGTGGGCAATTGAATCGTGAAGATAATGTTACAGAGAAACTTGATGGACAGAACATTATGGTTAGTTTCAAAGATGGAAAACTTATTGCAGCTAGAAACAAAGGACACATCAAAAATGGTGGAAAGACTGCATTGGATACAAAAGGTATCATAAGTAAATTCAAAGGTAGAGGTGATATAAAAGATGCTTTTGTATTCGCTATGAAAGATTTAGAAAAAGCCATCAAGTCCTTATCGGATAAACAAAAAGAAAAAATATTCAATAACGGATATAATTTTATGAATCTTGAAGTAATGTGGCCTGCGTCAGCAAATGTTATTAATTATGACAAGGCAGAATTAGTATTTCACGGAGCATTAATTTATGATAATAAAGGTAATGTAAAAGGTGAAGTAAAAGGAAGTGGAAGAGTATTGGCTGGTATGATTAAACAAAGAAACCAAAACATACAAAAGAAATACAAGATAGGAAAACCTGTGTTTTTAGATGTTCCAAAACATCAAGACTTTGGAACAATGAAATCTAAATTTATTGGTGAACTGAATAAATTAAGAAATCAATATGGATTAAAGGATAATGATACATTAGGTTTATATCATCAATCATATTGGGAAGAGTATATTTATAATGCAGCACAACAATTTAACTATGATATTACAGATGACATTTTAGAAAATCTAACTAAACGATGGGCTTTCTTTGATAAGTCATATAAGATACCAACCATAAAAAAAGAATTAAAAGATGAACCTATATTTTTAGAATGGGTATTAAAAACAGATAAAGAAAACCATAAAAAAATGGTGAAAGAAAATATGAAACCATTTGAAACACTATTCTTTGAAGTGGGTGCAGAAATATTAAAGAATGTAAAAGGATTTATGGCTGCTAATCCAAATAAATCAGTTCAAAATATTAGAAAAAAATTAAATACATCTATTGAAAATGTAATAGCTAGTGGTGATAAGAAAAAATTAAATACATTGAAATTACAATTAGATAAATTAAACAAGATTGGTGGTTTGGATGCTATCGTTCCAAGTGAAGGATTAGTGTTTAAGTATAAAGGAAAAACTTATAAATTCACAGGTGCGTTTGCTCCAGTAAATCAAATCACAGGTTTAATTTATTTTTAGATATTTATATATACAAGATTAAGAGGTATTATGGCAAAACAGAGTAAAAATTTATCAAAAGTTCAATCTATGTTGGATGGGACTTATGGTGGAAAAACTATAGTTGGTGATGCATCAGTTGGTAGAGAACAAACACGAGCTATTGGTGATACTTGGACAGATTCAGAAGGATATGAGTGGGAACAGAAAGATGGGTATCAGGTAAAAAAAGGTGGTAGTATGCCTGCTGTTGGTATGTTTAATCACCAATGTAAAGATTGTGGAAAAAATTGTAGTCCAAAAATGGGAAAGCCGTGGGATAGAGATGTATTTAAAGCTGATGGTAGATGTTATCATTGTCAGATGAATTATGAAATAGATTTAAAGGCTGATAAACCATTAAGATGGTTCGCTTATAGAAGAATGAAAGATTTAATAAATATGGAATCTTTAGAAAAAGAAATGATTCAATGGGTTGATGAAATAACGGAACAACGAAAGAAAAATCCATTTGATGAAAAAGTAGCCAATGCATTAGCAAATGGTGAGGTTGAAATGTCAGTAAATAAAAACAAAGCATAGGAGAAATAAAATGGATTGGATTTTAGCAAATTGGGAATGGATAATGTTAGGATTTTACACATTAGAAAAAATAGTAAAACTAACACCAACCGATAAAGACGATATTATTTTTGATGTGGTATTAAAACCTGTATGGGAAAAACTACCATTCGGTAAAAAGTAATGTTTAGTAAAATAAAAAAATATGTTATAGGATTTTTTGTTTTGTGTGGTGGAGTTCTTTTTGCATTTTTATCAGGTAAAAGTGCAGGTAGAAAAAATGAAAAACTTAAAGGTTTGAAAAAAGACTCTAAAAAAATATCTGATTTATTAAAAGAAAAAAAGAAATCACAAAAACAAACTAAAAAAAGTTTGCAGAACAAAAAGAAAGAACTTAACAAAATTAAAAACAAAAAATATAAGAAAAAGAAAGTTTCTAAAAAAGAAGCATCTGATTTCTTAAAAAATTTTAGCAAGGAGAAAAAATAATGCCACATGAACCAGGACACAGTCCTAATAATTCTACTGGAAGAGGAATTGCTAGATATTTAGTTTATGGGACAAATGAACCTTATACCGGCCGTGTCGTTATGATAGCTGGTATTCCATATACTACTGTTGGTGGTGCCTTAGAGGGTCATTCAGTACAATTATATGAAGCGACACCAAAAATAACACCACCACCACCAAGTGGTGCACTACCACAAGCTCCTGATGATTCTAATCCCGTAGTAAGACTATTTAACGCACCACGAAGTCCAAGATATAGAAGAAGTGATAATAATAGACTTATTAGGGTAGGTGCTAAATTACACGAACATCAAGATGGGACTATAATGACAGAACACTCAATGGGTGCAACTGATAATTCAGTTGTTGTTAATGTTGTAAATCCTAATACAACAACAAGACAAAGAGCTAATACGACAACAACTCGACAAACAAATACTTCTCAAACAAGAACTCGTACATCAAGTGATAGAGATATGAGTGCTAGAAGAACTGGAGGCAGTAATATGACTCGTGGAGGTTCATACTAATGTATAGATTATTGTTAATACTATTAATGTGTTCTTTTAGTTTCACGGAGGAAATAGACCCAAATGTAGTTCCTTGTGAAGGAACTTGTTTTTCAGAAGAAGAAGTTCAAAATATGTTTAATAACATTAAAGAACTACAATTCAAAAGGGAAACTTGTGAGAGTGCTTATGTGAATTTAGAAAGTCAAATTAAAGACTACGATAAACTCACTATGAATTATGAAGAATCAGTAAGACTTTGTGAAGTACAAATTAAAATCAAAGAGGATATGATTAAAACCATTAAACCAAAATGGTATGAAAACAAATATCTTTGGTTCTTTGGTGGAGTTGTATTAACAAGTGGTTCAGTATTTTTAGCAGGACAAATAAAGTGAGTGATTTAAAACAAGCCATACAAAGAGAGTATTTGAAGTGTGCATCTAATCCTGTGCATTTTATGAGAAAGTATTGTACTATTCAACACCCTACGAAAGGTAAGGTTAAGTTTGACTTATATCCATTTCAAGAACAATGTTTGACAGAGTTTAAAGACAATAGATATAATATAATATTGAAAGCTCGTCAATTAGGTATATCCACTTTATCAGCTGGATACTCTTTATGGTTGATGTTATTTCACAATGATAAAAACGTATTGGTAATCGCTACAGGTAAGGAAACTGCAAAAAACCTTGTTACGAAAGTAAGAGTGATGTATGAAGGATTACCTCAATGGTTAAAAACTGGAACAGAAGAAATAAATAAATTATCATTAAGATTTAAGAATGGTTCTCAAATAAAAGCAATCGCTTCAAATGAATCAGCTGGTCGTTCAGAAGCACTATCTTTACTGATTATTGATGAGGCGGCGTTCATTGATAAGATTGATACAATATGGACAGCTGCTCAACAAACACTTGCAACTGGTGGTGGATGTATTGCTCTTTCAACACCTAATGGTGTGGGTAATTGGTTTCATAAACAATGGATGGGTGCCGAAGATGGTTCAAATGAATTTCACACCATCAGATTACATTGGACAGACCATCCTGAAAGAACTGAAGAGTGGAGAAAAGAACAAGATAAAATTTTAGGTCCTTCACAAGCTGCTCAAGAATGTGATACAGACTTTCTATCTTCTGGACAAAGTGTGGTTGACCCACAGATTTTACAATGGTATAAAGAAGAATTGACTGAAGCACCAATTGAAGAATTGGGAATGGATAGAGGTTTTTGGGTATTTAGACAACCTGATTATACAAAAGAATATATAGTGGTTGCGGATGTAGCTCGTGGTGATGGAACGGATTTCTCAGCTTGTCAAGTGTTTGAAGTCGAGGATATGGAACAAGTTGCAGAATATAAAGGACAATTAAGTACAACGGATTATGGAAACTTTTTAATTGAAGTTGCAACGAAATACAATGATGCATTATTAGTAGTTGAGAACAACAACATTGGTTGGGCTACAATTCAAACCATTATTGATAGAGGATATAAGAATTTATTTTACCAATCAAAAGATTTACAAGTGGTTGATGTTGAACATCAGATAAACAATAA